GATAAAAATACAAGATATTAAATTATCATATTTTGGAAAATAGAATAATTTAATAAGAATATAATCGGACTAACCAACAGTACGAATATATTGCCATCCCTGATCCTTACAAATAAGCTCCCATGTTTTATCCTGCATATACAACTTATCACGATTCTTAAGCAAAGGAAAACATACAAGATACTCATCCATTTCTAGAAGTTCACAAAACTTATAAAGAACATATCCATAAGACAAAAAATTTCTTCGTCCTTTTGGACAATGTTTTTTGAATGATGGTTGAATTTCACGGAACATATGGCGTAATTTTTCTTCATCTTCTCGTGACATAAAGGGCGCATTTTGTCCATTCAAGCGATTAATAATATGTGGAATATGTTCATAATATTTTGAGCATTTCATTTTACGTAGAATTTCACGAAGTTTTGTTGGTTTTAATGTACTCATATTTGTAATTCGTTCCTTCTTCAATTGAACAAGAATAGAGTCATAAATATCATTTGGAATTTCAGTACTCTCCTTTGCTTGGAATTGCGCAAGCCATTCATTAAAATGATTAATTTTTTTATAGGCATAATAGCATACTTCACGTGGAGGATCTTTGTAGGAGGGCTTATCACTATCTACCAAAATAAATTCTTGATGACCGCATTTGGAACAAGTTAAATTTGCTTCATTGAGACACATTGTCATTTCATTACCGCATAATTCACAATTTGTCCATAAATCATCATATTCTTCAACTGTATTTCTTGCCATAGATGGATCCTCAATTTGTAAATAATCATTCAATAATTGGTTTCGTTGAAGCCCTTTTTTTTCAGAAGGAATAATTGTTGTATTTTCATCAGATAATTCTGCCGTTTTTGCATTATTTTGTTCTTCTTGAGCAACTTCTTCCAGAATTGCTAAAATAGATCCAGGTTTCGCTTTTATTGAAGTAATTGGTTTTGCACCTTGTTGAATTTGTTCCTGAATATCATAATAATTATAGAGAATATCACCAGTTCTAAGATAATAATCCATAATATCTGAATCATTTTCAATTATTTTAATCTTCTTCTCAAGTGTTTCGATTTCTCTTTCCATTCGCCAGATTTCGATATCAGAGCTGGTTTCGGTTATTTTCTTTTTAAGCATCTCTACTTCATTTTTATATGATTCTAGATTCTTCTTATTTTCAATCATTGATTGTATTTTTTGATTGTGAATTGCATCTAATGTGGTACGTGCTTCTGGATTACTACGTTTTGAACTTTTTACTTTAAAAAATGCACTATCACTCATGTCCAAAAATACACTTATACGGTAAGTGTAAATGGTTTTTAAACCCTTATTGTACAAATGCGTGTAATTATTTAATCCAATTTTGAAACATTACGGTTGTTCGTGCAATCAATTCAAAAGTTAGCATTCCAACAACTAGTGTACTTGACATCACTAATATTTTTGAATTATATTCATCTGAATTGATATTAAATAATTCCATAAATGGGCTCAGGACGCCTTTTTTATCACCTATCAGACGATGTTCAATATGATGAATGACACAATCTCCACATATAATATGCTGCACCCATATTATAAAAAAGATGATATAAAATATTACAAAAATGAAATAGGATGGCATGATTGTATGATTAATGATGTAAATACAACCCATTATATAAAAAAAAGCATTATGAAAAAATCGAATAATAATTCCAATACGCTTATCGTCATTTTCCCAAAAAATTAATTTTCGTAAAATATACTCTACTGCACGTTCAATCATTACAGGTATAGTGGATGATTCCACTTTTTCAATGGGATTAGTTTGAGATGATTTATGATCTTCTTTATTCTCTAATAAATCCGACATGATCTATTATAGATTAACTATGAAATATTATTGAAATAATCTCACAGGATAGATACGTAACATCTTCGGAGGATTGATTAATCGTTAATTTATTTTAATATGGATTAAATCAATTTATTTTTAAAAATATAATACAATTTGTGTATAAACTATATATTTATAATAAAACACATAATTGTATTATAATATAACACAAAAACGTTTTTCAGAATGATTTAAAAACTCTCCGACAAAATTTTGAAAAGTTGTGTTTTCCCAAAAATTTTTTTGTTTATCTAGAATATAAACCTACAAGATGACTGGAGGAGGACTTATGCAACTGGTTGCCTATGGCGCCCAAGACGTTTACCTAACTGGTAACCCACAAATCACCTCAACTAATTAAAAGGGGTTGAAAAGCGACCGGCAGATGATAACTGGTATACTCATCTGATAAAGTCCGTTAGTGGTTCCAGAATACACCACAGTTGCTAGTGATCAATATATAAATTGATCGCAACATCATCAAATTGCGAGAACACCCTAAAATTTTTACTACCAAGTATTTCTTGAAAAGGATTTATGGCTGAGAACATAACTCAGGTATGGTAAAAATGTAAAAAATTGATTTGATTTTCATCAAAGAGAATGGGCAATTCGCAGCCAAGTTCTAAACAGATTAAGAATTTTATGCAATATAATATAATGGGGTACATTTATTGTATCACATCTCCGTCTGGGAAAAAATATATAGGTCAAACAACTAGAAATTATAAAAAACGTTTTAATGAGCATTGTAAGCTTCCTGGTAGTTGTATTTTATTAGAAAATGCAATTAAAAAATATGGAAAAGATTCAATGACTTTTGAGATTCTTGAAGAAATTGATAATGAGGATCTTGATCAATGTGAAGTGTTTTATATTAATCATTTTAATACAATGGAACCAAATGGTTACAATATAAGAAGTGGTGGTATAGACGCAAAACATAGCGAAGAATCAAGAAATAGAATGAGAAATGCAAAGCTTGGGGATAAAAATCACAATTTTGGAAAACCAAGAACAGATGAAGCGAAACTTGCAATCTCTTTAGCAAAGCGTGGTGAAAATCATCATTTCTTTGGAAAAACATTATCTGAAAGTCATAAATTAAAATTATCAGAAACTCATAAAAAATATGATACATCATTGCCTATGTATCTTGTTTATATTAAAGAACGACCTAAATATTATCAAGCATCAGGATATGCAGTAATTAATCATCCTACGCTTCCAAATATGTATTTTACAAGTAAAAAAATATCAGACGAAGATAAATTAAATAACGCATTAAAATATCTTAATTCTGCATGAATGCAGTTCAGAGACTAAATGGTGATGGGTTTTAGATTTTCTAAAGCTTAAGTTATAGTCCAATCCCTTGAAGTTATGTCTGCTAATCATTTGATTAGGTAATTGTAATATTTTTAGTGGTATTACATCTTCATAAATATCCCGAAAGGGAGGGTATAAATGTTTTTAAAGTTGTTTACAGACGTCACACCAACTTCGCTATGGAGTCGATCGAGAACCCCTTCAACGGTGCTCCCAACTTCGGCAAGAAGGTAACCTGCACCATTCAGCGCAATGGTGATTTGATTCATCGCATGTACCTCCAGGCTACTCTGCCTCAGGTTCAGCTGCAGCCATCCGACGGTTCTGGTGCTCAGTTCCGCTGGTTGAACTGGATCGGTCACAACCTGATCGACTACGTTGAAATCGAAATCGGTGGTCAGCGTATCGACAAGCAGTATGGTGATTGGTTGCACATCTGGAACGAGCTGACTCAGGAGCCAGGCAAGCAGGCCGGTTATGCCAAGATGGTCGGCAACGTCCCCGAGTTGACCAACTTGCTGTACCAGGGTGGTTCCACTTGCGACAACGATTGCTACGGTGGTGAGCCATTGACCTCTGAGGTTATCACCTCATGCTCACCAATGTACACTCTGTACATTCCTCTCCAATTCTGGTTCTGCCGCAACCCAGGTCTGGCTCTGCCCTTGATCGCTCTGCAGTACCATGAAGTCCGCATCAACTTGGAGTTCAACACCTTGAACAACTTGTGCTGGGACTTCTCCAACTCATCTGACCCCCACGCTGTTCGCAACCGTGTCGGTCAGTGCGGTCTGGCTGCTGCCTCTCTGTACGTTGATTACATCTACCTTGACACTGATGAGCGTCGTAAGTTCGCTCAGGTATCTCATGAGTACCTCATTGATGTCCTGCAGTTCACTGGTGGTGAGTCAATTACTTCCGCCAACAAGCTGAAGTTGAACTTTAACCACCCATGCAAGGAGCTCATCTGGGTCGTCCAGCGTGATTCATTCGTTTCATGCGATGACAACATCATCAACCCATGGAAGGGTCAGCAGCCCT